GTATATCTCACTCCAATGGGTTGATTTATCTCTCAATTCTTGAAGACCCATACCCAGCTTTAAGTCCTGGGAGACTGCTCCTGTTAAAGTCGCGAGATGACTCATCTTCGTATAACGAAGGTGCTAATTTAGGTGAAGTCAGCTGCTTCCTCCGGTTTTAGTCCGGTAACTGCGTTGATTTTGTTCCAATGTTATAGACATTTGTTGTCCTCTCTTAATTTACGACTAGAGTAGTCGCGCCTTGTTACAACTGGCTTGTTGGTTTCTAGTTTTAGGATCCAGGCATCCTTGGTTTATAGCCCTTATTGGCTCTTAAGAATTAGTCTATCTCGATGGCGGGGTATCGAGGGCGGGGAGCTCGGTTGTCACCGAGCAACATCCCGACACCTCTCACCGCTGCGTTGCCTGCGTGGCCCAAAAGGGCTCCGCCGGCCGCCGATGCAACATCCAAAAGGGTGTTGCGAAGGCTGGCCATGAAGGTCGACTTGTGTGAGGTAGTCTTCATCTTGAGCCGTGTGTTATGCACGGCAGCAAGCGTGTGAGGGTCGTGTGAGGCCGGCGGCGTTGCCAAGCGCCGACCGATCTCGGTCACTTCCGGAATCACCTCGCAGTTTACAACAGCCTCAACAGTAACGACGTTAGTGGAGGCAGTGCAACCCGACAGCGTAACGGCAACCGTTTGGTAAGCCGAATTCGCCGAGGGGGAAACTGCGGTGGTGAAAGCCACGAACTCTTGGTATTGTTCCCCGTTGCTACTGGGGACAACAACCAGGTCGCAATCTTTAATTGCGCACCTGTAGACTTCGTCTGTGTACACGCCAACATCGCGATTTGCGGCTATGTCCGACTGCTGAAGCACTCGAATCATAATCTCACCCTGAGCGTTCAGGGGTGATTGTGTGCTAAAGATGTGGAAGCCGACGGAGACGATACGGTACCGGAGACCGGCGCCAGAAATCGCCGCGTAATCACCTGCATCTGCGTTGACAGTCGCTGGCGCCGCATTCAGGTTAAACCCTACTAGCGCTGCGTTACTGTACGTGTGCTGGTTCTTCAAATATGGATTGAACTCATGGTAAGCCATTCCCCCCGGGTCGGAGGAAATGGCATATCGACCAAGAGCTTTGAACGTAAACGTGTTCGATGAGTTTGCATCGGGAATCTTTGTCTGCCCCGCTTTGGGGTGAAATGGATTCACGAGTGCGTGGACGTCCCGTGTAGGGTCAAGTCCGCGCGGCACGGTGAGGAATTGGTTGGACCTGTTGGTCTTACCTTTCCCTCCCTTAGCTTTAGAACTGCGTTTGCGTGTTTTAGCCATTGCGATGATGTTTGTCTTTTCGTCACTCCACCGCAGTGACGTCGAGACGTGAAAGTGCGGCCAGGAATTCCGGCAGCCGTGGATGGTGTCGGACCTCTCGAATGAAGTCCAGCGCCAAGTCCGGCGTAATGGTTTTCCTAGTCGCCAAGCGAAATAGTGCTTTGGGCCACGAAAGTAGCCAGGACTTTCCAGTCGCAGTGTCAAAGCCGTGAGAGCAAAACTCGAAGTAACCACGCTCGCAGAATTTAATCCCGCGTGCATCGATACCAAGTTTGGAATAAAGCTCGATCACGTCCTCTAGTGACTGGTCATCGTCCCGCCAGCAAAGACCATCGTCGCCATTGGCAATAGGTGAGTTTCCGCGTGTCTCATAAAGAGTAGCGACTCTGCCTGTGCCATTGCCGATAGTGGTAATGCGTGAGCCCGACACCATCCCGCCAGGGATGATCCGTTCGTAAAGGGTTAACGCGCCCTTCGCGTCGCGTATCACGTAGACTGGGTTCTGAATGGCCAACAGGCGGTTCTCCAAGGCCCGCTGTGAACGCGGGCCCAAGTTCCGACAAGTCTTCATCCAGGTCGTCAGTGACGCGCTAGATCGTTGGTGAGACAGGGTTCGATCCCAACCGTGGACGTCATCCACGGTAGGAACCTTACCCGGGTTCTCGTCGCAGCGCGTTAAGTACACGCCGCAAAACTCCTCACTCAACGAATCGGAAAATCCAATCCCGCTGATAACCCCGAGGTACGGATAACCACCATGCACCCGGTCAAGAAGGCTGCCAAAGAGCGCCAGTTCAACTAACTGGTCGACTATGGATACAGCAATGACGATCCGCTCTTTACCCCTCTTGCGGGAGGGATGCGGTTCGTTCTTGATGAACGGAGTGCAGGTATCGGCCAAGCCTTCAGCGAGCAATGAGCGCGCCAGACCAAAATGGTCGGCGTGGCGCTTCGGTGCTTCGGCTAGGTCGAAGAGACGGTCTACTGCCGTTTCGACGAGCTGGTCTTTGAAGGTTTCAATGAC